CCACAATGGTACAATAATCAAAGGCCAAGACATAGCGCTAGATGATAACATAGTAAATTTACTAAGGAAGATTTAATGGGTCGTTTCGTTGATACTCTCATTACCTATAGAATACTAAAGAAACTCACAACACCATTTGCTGAGACCGATGCCTACAAACTGGGTGTCATAGACGACAAAGGTCAGCAGCTGATCAAGGATCGCAACTTAAACTCTCAGCAGCGTGATGCCTATACCATACTGGATCGCATGGTATTTCGTCTTAAGAAAATCATACACAAGGTTCCGGCCGATAATCGTCGCATTGCCAGCTTTGCTGGTGCGCTTAGTTTGGTCAGAGAACATGCTTCTGATACAACCGAATATGTTTTTCTAGAACGAGACTTTTTGCAATACAGCCCCGAGGCTCAGGACCTGCAAGAAGTAGCTGACTTTTTGTCTGGTAGAAATCTAAAGACCTTTAGAATGCACAGCGAAGAAGGCGGCATGGCCGTGGGTGCAGGATTTGTCAGCAGTGCTAACCCTGGTGGTAATCCACATCTGCAGGGTCCAGATATCATGCTTGGTTATAAAAAAATAGCTCGTAGACGACCAGTATTGCAGACCAAGAAAAATGAAAAAACTCGATGAAAAACTCAGTCTATTACGCCTGGCGCAGGGTCTCGGTGTTGAACCAGATCCAAGGCTACTTGAAGAAATTGAGCAGCTAAAAGCTCAGCAAAAACTTCAGGAAAAGCGTCAGGACGATCTACGAACTCGAACTCGAGCTGCTAGCCAAGCTTTATTCGAAACTCCAGAGCCTCTGGTCATTACCAGATTGACCAATCCCGAAAGCAATCCAGATATTCAGATCTCAGTACCCCTACTAGAAGGTTCAGAAACACAGGCTCAGAGACTCATAGACGAATACAAACCCAGCAACGTAGATCTGGTTGCTAAAAATCTAACCGAAACCGTAGTCAGTCAGGGCGAACCTGGTCTGGTTCCCAAGCCCACGGATCCTTTAAATAAAAAAGTAGAGCTGTTGGAAAAATGGGTCAGCCGCATAGCTGCTACTGGTCCTGGTGGTGGTGAAGTAAATCTGCGTTGGTTGGATGATGTTAATCGCAGCAGCATAGCTGATGGACAGTATCTGCGCTATGATACACCTCTGAAAAAATTTACATTCGATGCAGGCTATCACAATGCATTTTCCGGTAGCTGGAGCAGTCATTATGTTCAGACCAGCAATGCCACCAGTGCAACTGCCATACGATTAGATGTAGCTGACTGGCAATATGGCATGAGCAATGGTACTAACACCAGCGTCATGCGTGTTAGCTATCCAGGTGTCTACAACCTACAATTTAGTATTCAATTAGTTAATAATGGAGTTGGTGCTGAAAGTGCCTGGATATGGTTGCGTCAAAATGGAACAGATGTAGCACATACCAATACCAAGTTTACCATACCGGCTCGGGTAAATGCCAATGAAGCTGCTGCAAGCGTTGCTGCGTTGAATTTATTCTTTCAGACATCTAGTGTGGGAGAATATGTTGAACTCTATTGGTGGTCTACTGCCAGTACTGTATACATGGATTATAATTCAAGCATAGCAGCCACGGCATTACGCCCCTATTTACCTGAGGTGCCCAGCGTCATAGTTACAATTAGCCCAGTCAAAGTAGACAGCTACTAGGATAAATATAAATGAAGATAGATCAAAAAGTAGACCTATTGACTCAGACTGCAGCTGACATCAAACAGTTACTGGCTGTGCATGATGAAAAGATCAATCAGCATGAACGCAAACAGGATGATATCTTTGCGCTCATAGAACAGAGACGGGAAGAAATGGCCGACGACATCAAAGAACTACATAGCCGTATCACTACGGTGCAGCGAGAATTATGTTCGGAGATTCAGAATACCGAAACACGCATTGTTGCAGGTATTACTGAACTCAAGGATGAGCTCAAGGTAGATCAGGAGTTCCATAATAAAAAACAAAAGAGCCTGGATGATCGTATCAGCGAGCTAGAAAAATGGCGCTACATATTATTAGGTGCAGGCATAGCCGGTGGTTGGTTGCTGACCAAGTTTGGCAACATGTTTGAAATTGTGGTGAAATAATGGCCGTCAATAGCTATAAAGTTCTAGGTCAGGCTGCACCAGAAACATCCAACACCGAGACCATACTATATACCGTTCCCAGCGGGTTCATGGCACTGGGTTCAGTACTGAGCATCTGTAACCAGGGTGCAACAACTGGCACCTGCAAGGTAGCAGTTCGCCCAGCTGGCATCAGCAGTACGGCCAAGACATTCCTCTTATACGACACCTATATCAATCCCAATGACACTCTCATGCTCACCCTGGGTCTTAGCCTGGCTACAACCGACATCATAGGTGTCTGGGCTTCTACCACGAGCTTTAGTTTTGTACTAAGCGGATCTGAAGTTGTCGTAGATACAACCAACGTACAGAGTGTGTACAACATAGCCACCAGTTCCAGTGTGGGCATGGTGCGCACCGATAATACCAGCATTACAGTTTATAATGGTGTTTTAACTGTCATACCAGGTGGTACACTGATACCTGCTACCAGCAGCACCCTGGGTGCTGTTCGTCCTGACAACACCAGCATATTAATTACTTCTGGTGTTATCAGCGCCAACATACAGATTGCAACCAGCAGTGTCATAGGTACTGTTCGAGCCGATGGAACCAGCATATTAATCAATGCAGGTGTTCTTAGTACTGGTTATGTACAGACCAGTGCAGTAACTACTACGTCTAGCTGGACCATGACACAGAGCAGCAATGGTAGTTTATACTTTTATTATAATGGAGTTGCTAAATTTAGATTTGGAGCTGATGGCGTTATTAGTGCAGTCAGCAACATTGGCGCCTACATAACCATTTAATCATGCCAATTAATAGTTCAGGACCAATTTATCTAGGACGTGGTGATACCGGTCAGGGCATAGCTGATGAAATTGGTCAGAGCATATCGGCTATAACAGTCAATGATAGTTATGTGAGGTTTTTAGCTCAGATTACAACATCAGAAACTGCCATAAGTTTTAGTGATTTTCTTGGTAAATCTAAATTCATAGACATAAGTTCTAATAACTGGTTGAACAACTACTACATAGCCGGCATAGACAGCGGTGGCGGTGGACCTACCGAACAGGGCGGAACCTATGGTGGTGTATTGAGCATAGGTTATTGCATATTTTTAAAAAATTATATTGCTAGCAATGGTAGTCAATGGACACCTGCCAGAGACATGGCATTTATACATCCCAGCACAGTTTTATCCTATAGCGATTGTGCTACTTTACTATTAGAAAAATCCGATGTTCGCAGCATCAATGGTTCTAAAACCATTAATTGGACTGTAGACGTAGACAATTGGTGGTACTATGGTTACTGGGATATTACACTATCAGCTACACCTGTTCTAGCAGACATAGGCAATGGTTCCTGGCAACAGCAGGGTAGTACCTATCAACCCGGTGGTGGACGACAACGTGGGCTAGGTTTTAGTTTTACTCTACCGCAACCACCAATTAATCATATCTATGTTCCGGCCTGTTATTCGGATCGGGGTAGTAGTAATCATTACCTAACCATAAGTTAGATAAATACAACTATGAGTTCATACAAAGTACTAGGTCAGTCAAATCCTACCACAACTGGTGTGGCTGTGTCTCTATACACAGTTCCAGCAGCTACTCAGGCTTTTTGCAGTACATTAAGCTACTGTAATCAGGGATCAGTTACCAGTTCAGTACGAGTAGCCGTACAACCAGCTGGAGCTAGCCTAGAAGCCAAACATTACATAGTCTATGACAGCATCATATATCCTAACGATAGTGTATTTCTAACCATAGGTCTGGCTCTGGGTCAGAACGATGTGGTCAGTGTACAGGCTGCAACCAGCAGCGTTAGTTTTAGTTTATTTGGGAGCGAAGTATAATGAGTGTGGGATTCGCCAGCAACAGCAGTTTGCGCAGTGCGCGTCGTGGTTCAGCTCTGGCTACATCTACCAGCAGCGATGTTGGTGTAGTACGAGCCGATGGAACAACTATATTTGTAGATGCACTGGGCACCATTAGTGTAAATCCTGCCCCACTGAATAGTCTAAGTTCTACCACGGCTACTAACATAGCAACAGTAAGTTCGGTTAGCTATACCAATTTTACCACGCTTAGTTCAAATACAACCTCAAGCATTGCCTATCTAAGTTCTGTTGCATCTACCAAGGCAACATCCAGTACATTTGGCGTTATCAGAGCTGATAATACCAGTGTCATTGTAAATGCCGGTGTTTTATCTGCTCCATCAGGCATCAATGGTACTACATCATATACAACCGCTGGTACTTATACATTTACCATACCTGCTGGTGTTACTAAATTAAAAGTTTATGTTACTGGCGGGGGTGGCGGAGGTGCAACTGGATCAACCAATGGTGGAGGAGGCGCAGGTGGTACAGCCATCAAATGGCTAACCGGTCTAACACCGGGTAATACACTGGGTGTAAAAGTAGCTGCAGGAAATGCTGCCAATAATACTTCTGGAAACCCTCAGGCTGATTTTTCAGCTGTGTCGTCAGGCACACAAACCATATCTGCATTAACAGGTTTAGGCGGTTTTAGTGCTGCAGCAAGTACAGGTTCTAACCCAGGCGCTGGTGGCGATTCCTCTGGTGGTGATTTAAACCTACGAGGTAACGTTGGTGGTGGTGGAGTTCGACCAGGATCTGGTGGTGCAGGACAAGAAGGCATAGGTGGATGTTCATTCTGGGGTGGTGGCGGAGGCGGTGGTGGTTCTGTTAATCAAAATGGAAAATACGGTGGCGGTGGTGGAGCAACTACTGGATCTGGTGGAGATGGCATAGTAGTTTTTGAATGGTAATCTATTGACTTTCTATCGACACTCCTATAGTATCAGCGTGTAGGGGTTCAGGTCACCATAATTTAGACCTGTAATTATTGACACAAATATTCTATACCTATATAATGTTATCATGAGCTTATACATAGACACCAAATACCTGAATCAGATCGGTTACAGACTTGAGAACTTCAAGCGCAAGGCTGATCATTTATATCAGTGTCGCTGTCCCGTTTGCGGTGATAGTGCCACCAATCGAAAGAAAAGTCGTGGTTACTTCTACAAGGTCAACAACGATCTATTCTATAAATGTCATAACTGTGATGCATCTCAGCATTTCGGAACATTTCTTAAAAACTTCGATCAGAATCTTTACCGACAATATGCTCTGGAACGCTACAGCAATGGCGAAAATCGTCGACCGCATAGCAGTCCAGAATTCAAGTTTGAGGCTCCGGTGTTCCAACCACAGACACCTGCACCAGAGCCTAACCTTTTAGACAATCTATTGCAAAGATTGGATCGCATGGAGCCTGACAGCGAGGTCAGAACCTTTTGTAGACAACGTCAGATACCGGACGATCAGCTGCACAGGCTCTACTTTATAGACGACATCAAACGCATCGAAACACTGCATAGCCGCTATTTAAACACCATACAGACGCATGAACCTCGGCTGGTCATACCATTTAGAAATCTCACAGGCAATCTGGTAGGAGTTACCTGTCGTGCATTACGCGGTGAAACTCTTAGATATATAACAGTACGAGTCAATGAGAAAGATCCGCTGATCTTTGGTTATGAAGATCTAGATCTACGATCAGCCATGTATGCAGTAGAAGGTCCCATAGACAGCCTGTTTGTTCCTAACTGCATAGCCGTGGGTGGAACAGGATTTAATAAACTCAATGACTTATTTCTAGACAGAAATCTATTGACCGTAGTACTGGATAATCAGCCACGCAATACCGAAGTCTGCAAGATCTATGCAAAATTAATTCGCGATGGCTATAAAATCGTAATCTGGCCTGATTATACCAGCGCCAAGGACATCAATGAACTGGTTCTGGCTGTCCCAGGCATAGACGTACGATCATTCATAGACAACCATAGCTACAGTGGTCTAACTGCTCAGCTAAAATTTGATAACTGGAAAAGGATTTAACATGGCACTGGCCCGATTAATTAGTTACACACAACCCGCAGTTGATTTTGAACAACGAGAAAGCTGTCAGGACCTGCAGGAGCTGGTAGCCTATTGTGCCAGAGTCAGTAACCCAGGCAACCAGACCAATTCAGAAACTGCAGATCGACTGTTAAAATACATGATCAAGCACAAGCACTGGAGTCCATTTGAAATGGTGTCTGTATGTTTAGAAATCACAACAACCCGAGACATAGGTCGTCAGCTGCTTAGACATCGCAGTTTTAGCTTTCAGGAATTTAGTCAGCGATATGCTGACCCTACCGACGCTGGCAGTAACCTGGATTATAGTCTCAGAGAATGCAGATTACAGGATCCAGTAAATCGTCAGAACAGCATAGCCGTGGATAAAAACAACATAGAACAGGCCTATCTGGAACATCAGTGGAACAAGGCTCAGCAGGACATCATACAGAAATGTGATGAAGTATATAAATGGGCCATACGCAGCGGCATAGCCAAGGAACAGGCTCGAGCCGTCTTGCCCGAGGGTCTGACCAATAGCCGCATGTATGTGCATGGCACACTCAGAAGCTGGATACACTACATAGAGGTTCGAGCCGGCAATGGAACACAGCTAGAACACCAGGCCATAGCTCTGGCCTGTGCTGAAGTCATAGCAAAAATTTTCCCTCTTTTTGCTGAAACAAAGTCCGAATAATATATATACTAGACCAGGGGGAAATATGTGGTTTCTTAGTTTTATACCAGACAGTTGGATTCATTTAGCCATACACGCTGTTACCATAACCGGAACAGTATTATTTGTACTGGGCGGTTTAGCCAGTAGATTGCCCCTGTTAGGTGGTCGAGGCCGACCCATAAAATGGCTGGGCGCAGTATTATTATTGATTGGTGTATTCTTCGAAGGTGGCATAGGCAATGAAATGAGCTGGAGACTTCGAGTGCAGCAACAGGAAGCCGAAATTGCTCGGTTAAAAGCTGCCAGTGAAAATGCCTCAGTTAAGATTGTTACCAAATACATTGAACGTACCAAAGTCGTAAAGGAAAAAAACGATGCTATTCGAACACAAGTTACCAAATACATTACCAAAGAAGCTGATGCTAATTGCAGCATTCCTCGCTCTGCCATCGTGCTCCACGATGCTGCCGCAAAAAACGTCGTTCCCGACTCCGCCTCAGGAGTTAATGAAGGAACCGCCGGAGACATTACGCTCAGTAAACTCCTCGACACCACCGTCCTCAACTACGGAACCTTCTACGAAGTCCGAGAGCAACTAAAAGCCCTGCAGGACTGGGTGCGTGAACAAAAGAAAATAAACCCATAAAGTAATTGACACTGATTGAGCTGTATTATATAATAGATTTTTTAAAGGATTAACATGCAATATCTAGGACTAGAAATAGACCTCACCAGAGATAATCTCTTTGATGAACTAGGTCTATTAAGAATGAAAGAAAGCTATCTACGAGATGATGAAACCAGCCCACAACAAAGATTCGCATTTGTCTCCAAGCAGTTTGGTAGTAATCCTGAACATGCTCAAAGACTCTATGATTATGCGAGTCGTCATTGGCTTAGCTATGCTACTCCTGTTCTATCTTTTGGTAGGAGTAAGCGTGGGTTGCCTATTAGCTGTTTTTTAAATTACATTGAAGATACTGCGGAGGGACTGGTTGAAAACCTTTCTGAAACTAATTGGCTTTCTATGCTTGGTGGTGGTGTTGGCATCGGTTTTGGGATCAGATCCGCTGATGACAAGTCTACAGGTGTTATGCCTCACCTTAAAATGTATGATGCTAGCAGTTTGGCTTATCGCCAAGGCCGTACTCGACGTGGTAGCTATGCCGCTTATCTGGATATATCACATCCTGACATTTTAATGTTCTTGGAAATGCGTAAGCCCACAGGCGACCAGAATATGCGTTGTCTGAACATGCATCATGGCATTAACATTCCAGATGCATTCATGCAGATCATTGAGCGTTGTATGCTAGATCATGATGCCGACGACAGCTGGGATCTAAAAGATCCACACTCTGGTGACATACGCGAAACCGTCAGTGCCAAAGAACTCTGGCAACGCATCATAGAATTGCGCATGCAGACTGGTGAACCTTATTTACATTTCATAGATGAATCAAATAGAAGACTGCCTCAGTGGTTAAAAGATCAGGGTCTTGAAGTTCATCAGAGTAATCTCTGCAGTGAAATTATTTTACCTACCAACGAAAAACGCACAGCAGTCTGCTGTCTAAGTAGCCTTAACCTGGAGTATTATGATGATTGGAAATCTGAACCGTTATTTCTGGCAGACGTTGCTGAAATGCTTGACAACGTTCTTCAGTATTTTATCGACAATGCTCCTGATACTATTCATAGGGCTAAGTACAGTGCTGCTCGTGAGCGGAGCATTGGTATTGGTGCTTTGGGCTGGCATGCTTTATTGCAGCGAAAAAATCTGGCCTGGGAAAGTGCTTTAACAGTTAGTTTAAACAAACAGATATTTAATCACATAAGGAAACATCTGGATGAAGCAAATAAAAATCTTGGCCGTCTACGTGGCGAAGCTCCTGATGCTGCAGGTACTGGTCTTAGGTTTAGTCACATGCTTGCTATTGCTCCTAATGCTTCAACCAGCATCATTATGGGTAACACTAGCCCTAGCATTGAGCCTTATCGTGCTAACGCATATCGCCAAGATACTTTGTCGGGGTCTCACCTCAACAAGAACAAATACCTGGACCAGGTCATTAAAACCCATTGTAAAAAAGAATCGTTAAGTGATGAAAACTACGACGAAATCTGGCGCAGCATCATAGCCAATGATGGTAGTGTTCAGCATCTGGACTGGATGGATGAATATACCAAAGATGTATATAAAACTGCCATGGAAATTGACCAACGCTGGATTATTCAACACGCAGCAGATCGTCAAGAGTATATTGATCAGGCCCAGAGCCTAAATGTATTCTTCCGCCCAGACAGTAACATCAAATACATACATGCTGTACATTTTCAGGCCTGGAAGACTGGCCTAAAGACCATGTATTATTGTCGTAGTGATAAGATTGCCAAGGCTGATAAGGTAGCCAAACGCATTGAGCGTGAAGTCATCAAAGAGATTGATCTAACTGCTTTGGCTCAGGAAGAAACTGTTTGCATAGCCTGTGAGGGATAATGGAACAGAAAAAATTAACAGATCAGACCGCACACCTATTGTGTGCAACTGAACGAATTTTTAGCAATGAAGAAATTGATCGTATCATAGAACAGGGCAAAAAGCTTCAGTTTGAAGAAGCCGTTGTTAATGGTCAGGATGGTAAGTTTGGCGTCAAGGCTCAGACCAGAACCTGTAAAATAGGTTGGTTCATGCCAGGCGCTGATACCAATTGGATCTTTGACAGAATCATTGACGTTATTACCACAGTAAATAATAGTCATTTTAGATTTGATCTAACACAATTTGAACCCTTGCAGTTTGCCAGCTATGACAGTAGCCGAGAAGAGTTTTATGGACAGCACATGGACTGTACCATGGGCATACCGCACAAGACAGCCAGTCGCAAACTAAGCATAACCATACAGCTCAGTGGCGCAGATGAATATCAGGGCGGTGATTTAAATTTATATCAGGGTCGCGATCCCATAGTTGCACCCAAGGGCAAAGGACAATTGGTGTGCTTTCCCAGTTATGTATTACATGAAGTAACACCAGTTACAAGTGGCACCAGATACAGTTTAGTTACCTGGGTGCATGGGCCATTGTTTAGATAATGAACAATCCCTGGGTCTGGTGGACCATGAGAGCAGTTGAGATGATAACCTGTATACATATTATACTTAATATCTGGAGACATTGGTGAAAATAGGATTTAATTGCAGTAGCTTTGATCTGCTTCATGCCGGTCATGTTACCATGCTTAAAATGGAAAAAGAAATGTGTGACTATTTAAAGGTTGCACTACAGGTAGATCCTACCATAGATCGTCCGGGTATTAAAAATCGACCCGTGCAGAGCATCTATGAGCGCTATGTACAGTTACAGGCCTGCAAATACGTTGATGAAATCCTAGTCTATGATACCGAAGCCGAACTGCTTAACCTAATTCAGACACAGACCATACACATACGTTTTCTCAGCGAAGAATATCTAAATCGAGACTTTACAGGCAAACAATACTGTATTGACAGAGGCATAGAATTATATTATCATCCAAGAGAACATACATATAGTAGTTCAGATCTAAGACGCCGAACCTACGAGTTAGAACGACGCAAGTATGACGTTGACAAATATGAATCTACTACACCACAACATTCACCAGAACTTTTAAAGGACACTTATGAAAAATCTTCTATTATTGATACTCTTAATGCCGTGGATCGCTTTAGCGAACCCCATTGATGACCGTTGCCCACAATTTACAGCCTATGGTGCACCAGTTGGTCCAGATGCTAATACTCAGTATAGTTGCAAACAAAACTATGCTCTAAAATACAGCAATGCCAGCAAGACCGCAGTCTATGTTGTAGAACATATTACCAAAGAAAGTATTACTGGTCCAGCGAAACGCAAAGATGATTTTCGTCCAGACCCCACACTGGCAGCAGGCACAAGCGCACAGCTAGCTGATTATGCTGGCAAACCTTATGATCGAGGTCATCTGGCACCTGGTGCAGATAATACACAGACCGAAAGCATCATGAGTGAAAGCTTTTTATTAAGCAACATGATCCCTCAGGTGCCTAACAACAATCGTGGCATCTGGAAGCAACTAGAAGTTCAGGTCAGAGATTATGTATTAAAAAATAATGATGTATATGTTGTTAGCGGTCCCATATATAATACAGTATATGAAACCATAGGCAACGGTGTTGGTATTCCACAACGCATATTCAAGGTCATTGTTGATGTTAAAAATCAACGAGCCAGTGCTTATATTTTCCCTAATACTGCTTTACCTGTGGCAGATTTGCCCAAGTATAAAGTAACCATACGCGAAGCCGAACAGGCCTCGGGTCTTAATTTTAATCCAAAATTACCTTTAAACGCAGCACTAGAAACAGCAAAGACCTGGTAACATGACCAAAAAATATAAACTAACTGAAGAAAGAAATTTCTTCAAACCTTTTAGTTTTCCCTGGGCCTATGAAAGCTGGCTTAAGCATGAACAGGCGCATTGGTTACATACCGAAGTCCCCATGATGGAAGATGTCAAGGACTGGAAAAAGAAACTAACGGCCGAAGAGAAACAATTCTTAACTAACATATTTCGTTTCTTCACCCAGGGTGACATAGACGTTGCTGGTGGTTATGTTAAAAATTATCTGCCATACTTCCCTCAACCCGAGATACGCATGATGCTCATGGGCTTTGCTGCTCGTGAAGCATTACACATTGCTGCTTATAGTCATTTAATTGAAACTCTGGGTATGCCAGAAACTACCTATAATGAATTCTTAGAATACCAAGAAATGAAGGACAAACATGATTATGTTACTGAGCTCTCAAGTCGTAACGGAGATTTACCTAGCACTGCTACTCACATTGCTGTATTTAGTGCCTTTACCGAAGGAATGCAACTCTTTAGCTCTTTTATTATGCTGCTTAATTTCCCTCGCCATGGTTTAATGAAAGGCATGGGCCAGATTGTTACCTGGTCAATCGTAGATGAAACCATGCATGCTGAGAACATGATCAAGTTGTTCAAAGAGTTTATCAAAGAGAACAATGAAATCTGGAATGACGATCTAAAAAGTCGCATATATAGTATTGCAGAGCGTATGGTTGAGCTCGAAGATAAATTCATTGAGCTAAGTTTTAACAATGCCGAGATGCGAGACCTCCGAGCCGAAGATGTCAAACAATACATCAGATACATTGCAGACCGTCGTCTAATTGGACTGGGCCTCAAAGGTATCTTTAAGGTTAAAAAGAATCCACTTCCCTGGGTTGAGGAGATGATCAATGCACCTGTGCATGGTAACTTCTTTGAGAACCGTGTAACTGATTATGCGAAAGGAGCCCTGGGCGGTAGCTGGACTGACGTTTGGGCATAGATCATGACAACTAACATAACCGTTGCTAGCATGCAACGCAATGAAGGCAAGTATATTCTGGAATGGTTCGCCTATTATCTATTACAGGGTGTAAATCGTTTTGTCATCTACAATCACATGAGCACCGATGACACCGAAGCTATCTGGCGCAAACTAAGTCGTCACTATCATATTGACATTCATAATAGAACAGGATATAATGTACATTATCCCATGCTGGAGCATGCACTGACCGAAGTATTACCTACAACAGATTGGTTGGTATTTGCTGACATGGATGAGTTTTATTTTCCCATAGAAGATCGAACCATGCGAGACGTACTAGAAGCTCGTAAAGACTGGGATTGTAGTGCATTTGGTGTCTACTGGTGCCAGTTTGGATCAAGTGGATATATAGATGATCCAGAGCTAGTACTGCAGAGCTATACACATCGCGGTCCATTGAATCTAAGCACCAATCATCATATGAAGAGCATAGTCAAGGGGCGTGGCAGAGCTGGAACTGTAAGTGGAACCAATCCTCATGTATTTACAACCGAACATGGCACCATAGATTTTGTAGGCAGAGTTATACCACCACACTGTGGTCATAATGCTGCTGTTGAGCCCTGTCATGAAGTAATGAGATTAAATCATTATCAGTGCAAGAGCTGGGAGTATTTTAAAACCAAAAAGCAGGCTCGTGGATCAACAGCAGATCGACCACCCGAGGCTCCAGGTGCTCAGATACCTGATAGTGTATTTCATGATTACGATCATAATGAAGTGTTTGATGATAGTATCTGGCAGAAGTATGGTAAACAACTAGTACCAAAAATCAAAGAGATTAAAGAACAGATAGGAATATAATATGATTATAGCATTAGCAACCATGCATGACCCTCAGTATCAGGAACTAGCTACAGAGACCTGGGACAACAACAAGGTTAAATACGCAGAGAAACATGAATATGCCTATGTGGCCAAGACCGAAGACTTCTATGGTTTCCCACCAGGCTTTGAAAAGATTCAATTTTTGCTAGACACCTTTGAGGCCTATCCAGACATTGGTTGGATCTGGTGGACAGGAACTGACAGCATGGTAACTAATTTCAACGTCAAAATTGAAGATAAGATTGCAGCTGCACCAGACGCACATGTCATCATGAGCTCAGACTTTAATTTTGCCATCAATGCTGATAGTATATTAATTAAAAATTCACCTGAGGCTCGAGCCTGGTTACAGGACATCATGGACAATATGGCTACCTATGGTAACCATCAGTTCAAAGAACAGCAGTACATGCTGGATAGTGCAGATAAGTATGTTGATATCATAGAAGTTATGCCACAGAATTTCATGAACAGCTATGAATATCGCATGTATAAAGTAGCTCCCTGGAACTATACTGATACTACAGATGTCAATGGTGAACGAGGTCAGTGGGAAAGTGGCGATTGGCTAGTACATTGGCCAGGCACTCAGCCACGAGAACGCATGGAATTGGTCAAGGAATATAAAGAAAAAATAATTTATTAATCATGGGGTTGTTATGGAAATGAATGAAATCTTACAGGCAGTAAGAACTTATATTAAAGAAAAAGCTGCAGCCAAAACCTGGACTGCAGGACAGGACTTTGTTAATTATGCAGGTCCGCTATTTGACGAAGAAGAAATTGTAGCTGCTACTGAAACCTTATTAAAAGGTTGGTTGGTCATGGGCAATGATTGTGCCCGTTTTGAACACAAGTTCCCAACTTACTTTGGTAAAAAGCACGGCGTATTAACCAATTCAGGTTCAAGTGCCAACTTATTAATGATGTCTGCGTTAAAATCTAAACGCGGTCATAATCTTCCTCCGGGCACCAAAGTGCTCATGCCCATTGCAGGGTTTCCAACCACACTCAACCCTACCCTGCAAGTGGGCTTCAATCCTGTCTTTGTTGATATAGAACTAGATACCTTAAATCTAGATCTAGATCAGGTAGAGACAACACTACAGAACCATCCAGACATTCGAGTAATTACTTTTGCTCATGTACTAGGTAATCCACCAGACATGGACAGACTCATGCAGATTGTAGAAAAATACAATTTAATTCTTCTAGAAGACTGCTGCGATGGACTAGGAACTACCTATGACGGTAAACCATTAGGATCATTTGGTGAAATGGCGTCCTGTAGTTTTTATCCAGCACATCATATTACCATGGGTGAAGGTGGATTTGTAAGCTGCAAAGATAAAGTAACCGAGGACATATTAAGATCATTTCGTGAATGGGGTCGAGGCTGTTACTGTGTAGGTCCAGAAGCCAATAAATTAAAATGCGGTAGTTGTGGTACAAGATTTAACAATTGGATTCCTGCCTTGCCAGATGAAATCTTTGATCACAAGTATGTGTATGATGAGATTGGTTATAACATCAAGCCCATAGAATTACAGGGCAGCATGGGTCTTAAACAGCTGAATAAACTTCCAACCATTGAATATCGTCGCAGAGAAAACTATGCTGCTTTGTTCAAGGTATTTGAAAAATATGAAAACTTCTTCCACTTGCCACGCGCCAGAGCTAAATCAGATCCAAGCTGGTTTGCTTTCCCATTAACCATACGAGATGGCGCACCATTTAAACGCACTGAGATTGTAGACTTCCTGGAAGATGCTCGCATTCAAACACGTCCATATTTTGCCGGCAATATCATGCTGCAACCAGCCTATGATCATCTAATGCCTGGCACAACTGCCCGAGATTGTTTCCCAGTTGCCACCAAGGTTATGTTGGATACATTCTTCCTGGGAACCAGCCCGGTTGTTAGTCTAGAACAGATAGAATATATTGGAAGCATTGTTGATAAATTCATGAGTAAATACCTATGATGACCACAGAAGAATTACAGGCTTTTGAAGCTGACATTGGCGAATGTTTTAATCGTGCAGAGATTCGTGCACCCATACACTTATATGATGGCAACGAAGAACAGATCGCTGAAATTTTTAAATGTGTAGATGTTAAAAATGACTGGGTCTGTGCTACCTGGCGTAATCATTATCAGTGTTTGCTAAAAGGTGTTTCTCCGGATTTCCTTAAAGCCCAAATTCTCAAGGGCAAGAGCATGGTCATGAACATACCTGAACACAGAATTCATTGTAGTAGCATTGTGGGTGGTATTCCAAGCATTGCAGTTGGTATTGCGGCTGCTAATAAAATGGCTGGTAAAAAAGACTGGACCTGGTGCTGGTTAGGTGACATGAGTGCTGAAACCGGAGCCTTTGCTGAGGCCTACAAGTATGCAGTTGCTCAGGAATTACCCATAACATTTGTCATTGAAGATAATGAATTAAGTGTAGAGACTCCAACTGCTGTAGTCTGGGGTAACAGACAAAAATGGTATCTGAACCGTGCTACCCTGGATAGCAAAGGCTTCTGGACTGCTCCAAACTTAATCTATTACAAATATAAAAATACTAAATATCCACACGCAGGTGCTGGAGTAAGGGTGCAATTCTAATGGATAGAAATCGTAAATATAATGATGAATTAATCAAGGCCATGAACTGGTTAGGTCAACAACCTGACACCTTGTTTGTTGGTCAGGCGGTTCGCTATGCTGGCACGGGCATGTTTAATAGTTTATTAGACGTTGCCGACGAAAAGAAATTGGAATTTCCCGTGGCTGAGAACTTTCAGATGGGCTATTGCACTGGCCTGGCTCTTAATGGTATCATACCCATAGCCATTTATCCACGCTGGAACTTCTTATTATGTGCAGCTGATCAGATTGTTAATCATTTAGATAAACTGCATAGCATGAGCTCAGGTAAAGTAGATCCCAAGGTTATTATTAGAGTAGCAGTTGGTACTGAGAATCCAGTTGATCCACAGGAACAGCACAAGGGCAACTTTGCTGATGCATTTAGAAGCATGCTCAAACATGTTAATGTTGTTGAATTAACACATTCAGATGACATTGTAGATTGTTACAAACATGCTTATGCGCGCACAGGATCTACCATACTGGTAGAATTCCCTGACTATGGTAAAGCGTAAAAAGATTCTGCTGACAGGAGCCACTGGCACTGTTGGTAGATTACTATACATGCACCTGGGTCCTTGGCATGATGTGCATACACCAACTAGTACTGAATTAAATCTACTGGACAGAAATTCAGTAGTACATTATTTAGAAAAACATGAATGTTTTGATGTCATCATACATTGTGCAGTCAAGGGTGCCAATGATGTAAAATCTGCTGACGCAAACATAGCTACTGAAAATATCTGGATGTATCATAACATAGCAGATTATACATCCCACTATAAAAAGTTTATAAACATTGCTAGTGGTTGTGAACTAGGTTATGACATACCAACCCTCATTGTACATACAGCCATAGTAGAAGAATTATTATCAGGTGGTATGCCTGAATATCCCTATGGCCTGAGTAAAAATGTCATAGCCCGTGATGTATTATTACACGACAACAGATATAATCTACGTCTCTGGGGTATAATTAGTAATACCAGAATCTTTAGTAAACTCTGGGATGCAGTAAATCGTGGTGATGAATATTTTGAGATTGATGCAGATCGATATCAGGATTATATTACTGAAGATGAATTAGCCAAGATTGTTGGTTACTATGTTGATCATGATGACAATCTCCCACGAGACATTAACATGGTGCCCATGGATAAATTAAAGGTAAGTGAAGTTGTACAAAGATATATAGAAGATAACGGGCTTGATATTAAAGTTAAAGTCACTGGCAAAGCCTCTACTAATTATTACGGCAGTGGTGAAAAATTATTTCAAATGGGACTATTATGAAAATGGGATTTTTAAATACTGATACTGAAACCGCTAAAAAACATAAAATAGTTTATGTAACCGGTCACCTGGGGTTTATAGGATTTTACGTGGCCAAGGCCTGCATGGAAGCTGGCTGGCACGTTATTGGTGTAGATAGCATGACCTACGCAGCCAATCCAGAAAGAGATGATGAGCTAAAGAAAATTGCCGCAGACAATGGTGTTGAATATGACTATGTATTCAAAGATATCAATGATCTGGAACGTCTGGTTGATTGTGATTATGTTATTAACTGTGCAGCAGAAACGCATGTAGACAATAGCATAGATGGTAGTGATGTATTTCTAAGAAGTAATATCAATGGTGTACATAATCTTTTAAAATTGATTACAGCCAAGGGACGTTATGGTATGCCAACATTTGTACATTTTAGTACTGATGAAGTCTACGGCGACATTGACGATGGTAGTTTTAATGAAACTCATTTATTACATCCAAGCAATCCTTACAGTGCCACCAAGGCAGCTGCCGATCAGTTAATTTTAGCCTGGGCTCGTACTCATGCTGTTCCTTATGTCATAGTACGACCAACCAATAACTATGGTGCTGGTCAGTATGTAGAAAAATTAATCCCCAAGGCTGTCAAGTTCCTACAGCTGGGTCGTAAAGTACCATTACATCTAGGTGGAACACCACGCCGAACCTGGTTGCATGTAGAAGATACAGCTGCAGCTGTCATACACATCATTAATAGCGGAACAGTAAATGAAATTTATAACATACCAGGTAATTTTGAAATTAGCAATCTAGAAGTAGTAGAAGCCGTGGTGCGAGAGTTTCATGGTGCAGATGCTAATGTACAGGATTACATAAATACCAATTATGAAAGACCAGGTGCTGATCTTAGGTATAGTATCTGTGGTAAAAAATTAAAAGAACTGGGATTTGCCAGCAGCCGAGACTTTTATAAAGAAATTCCAGCCATTGTTCAATATCACAAGAATAATTGGATCTGGTAATGGACTATGCTAGCATCAGATATGATATCTGTAAACAATGCGAACATTTTAATAACATTTTAAAGATTTGCAAAATTTGTCATTGTTTTTTACCTGCTAAAACAACATTTAAATCAGCAGTCTGTCCAGCTACACCACCTAAATGGTTAGCCCTAAACGAACCTGGACCAGAATGTCAGGCCTGCACACACAAGGATCATAAATGAGCGCCACACTCCACTACGAATGCAACAACTGCGACGCAGTATTTAAACTACGCCATGACATGGATGAAAGTTACTATCCCATAGTATACTGTCCATTCTGTGGTTGTGAACTAGACGAAGAGCATTTTGATCAAGAAGACGAATAATGTGGTATCATGATGATCAGGTCCTGGACGAATTGCCTGAAGATAAAATTGGATTTGTATATTTAATCACTAACCTGACTACTGGCCGAAAATACATAGGCAAAAAGCTCAGCAAGTTTAACAAGATTAAATATAAAATGGTCACTCAGAAGAATGGCGTTAAAAAACGCAAAAAACTTCGCAGCAAAATTGATAGTGACTGGAAGACCTATTGGAGTTCCAGCCCCGAAGTTCAGGCCGATGTACAGCGTCTAGGCGAAAATAATTTTCGTCGTGAAATACTTTATTTTGCTGACAGCAAAGGTCAGCTTAGCTATCTGGAAGCCCGAGAACAATTCCATCGCCGTGTACTAGAACAACCAGATCTCTGGTACAATGGTATCATTCAATGCAGAATACATCGCAGTCATGTAGTTTCGGTTCCGGCCTTAAGGGCTTGACACAATCCCTGACTTATCATATAAT